ACTTCCAATTCAACAAATGGATGTTGAACCATTGTATGCGGTTCCTAGAGATATTAAACCATATGTTCCTGGTAAAACCAAAATACAACCTTCTTTGATTCAAACAAATACAGATATTTTTAAGCCAACAACTTTTCCATGTATTTTATCTAAAAACGATCCTAGATATAAATACGATGATTCACCGTTGATTGCAGGAGTTATAGCACATGGGAAACCACCAACAGATTTTCCAACAGATGTAGTGGATAAAGTGGAGAGTTATTTCTATGAACGTTATTTTAGATATCGTACTCCTATGGTGAATGATCCAAAGAAATTGACAATCGAAGAAGCTATTGTTGGTTTTGCGGATATAGAAGGATATGAACCACTCGATTTAACAACCTCTGTAGGGTGGCCATGGACTACGATTGGTAAAACTAGAAAAGAACAGTTCATGACGTTCAAAAGAAATGAACAAGAACAACCTGTAGGAATTGAATGGATTGATGAGCGAATAACAGCACGCATAGCAGAAAATGAAATAAAGAGGAAGAAGGGAATAGTACCACCTGTCATCTTTGTGGACACGTTGAAGGATGAGCGTCGTAAAGAAGAAAAATTATTGAGATTTGGTGGAACACGTGTGTTCTGTGCGTCTCCAATTGATTTTAGTATAGAATTACGACGCAGTTTCTTTCATTTTATGGCTATGTTTAGACGGAGCAGATTAATTCAACCCCACGCAATAGGAATATCTCCAGATGGACCTGAATGGACTACACTCGTAGAGAAGTTGTTTGAGAAATCAAAGACAAATATCTTTTCAATTGATTACTCAAATTTTGGTGCTTCAATAAATCAAAAAATTTTGAGAAGTGTTACCAATATGATAGTCAATTGGACTTTGACGTATGTAGAAGGAGTAGATGAGATAGAGTTAAGAACATTGATGGAGAATTTGATACAAAGTGATCATGTGGTATTGAATACTGTTTATCGTCAAAAGTGTGGGGCACCATCTGGATCACCAATGACTGATATAATCAATTCTATGGTTAATATGATGTACATTGGTGTAGCTTGGATCATGATTGCTGAGAGACCGTTGAATCAATTTGAAAGAAGTGTTTATTATTGCACATATGGTGATGACGGAATTGGCGCTGTAACAGATGAGTTTAAGGATTATTTTAATTCAAAAACATTAAGTTTGTTCTTTGCTGATTATGGAATTGTATCGACTGATGCTTCAAAGGCACAACAGATAGT